CTGACAAACGCCTTGACGGCGAACGCGAGGAAACGTAATGATGTTAATGACTTGGCGGGTTGGCGGAGAGGTTACGCAGCGGATTGCAAATCCGTGCGGATTTCTCGCAAAATCAACCACTTACCCCACTTCGGTTATCAAGACAAAGCGGAAACATGGCGCGAACCTGATAACCGCTCTACTCCTCGCCGCCTGCGTCCCGGCCGTGGACCGCGCCGACTGCACCGACGGGGCGACCTGGCGTGATACATGCGACCGCGACCGCGCGGCCGTGGAGCGCCCTGAGCCAGAAGAACCCGGCGGGCATTGGGCCACGCGGGACAATGAACCGGACAGCCGCACTGACCCCGATGGGCACCGCGACTGGCAGAGGGACAGGGACGCACAGAGAGAAGAGGGGACGTGGTGATGACGGACATTTACACATCCGAAGTGCTCATGCAGCTTTTCGTGTACGGCCCAACATGGGATGGCAATCTCATATCCAAAGAGGGCCGCAACCGTCTCGTTGAAGCAGGGCTGGCAGTCCGATGGAACGGATGGAACCAATTGACCGAGGAAGGCCTCGAAGCCGCCGTTGCTGGTGGCATGGCGGCAAAACATTGGAGCGACAAACGATGGTACAAGAAAGCGGCGAAGCTCACATGACAGACGGAGCACCGAAGCGGATATGGGCGTGGATTACCGGCATCCAGCCGCTACAAGGAAACGCTGGCTTGTGGCGAAGTGGCGAAGGGACCATCACCGATGATGAATACATCCTCGCCGCCTGCGTTCCTACCGTGGATCGGGCCGACTGCACGGATGGCGCGACGTGGCGGGATGCCTGCGACCGCGACCGCGCGGAGAGGTGGAAGTGATGGGTTACGAGACTGATTGGACGCCCGTTAAAAACGATGTTCCGTGCCGAAAGTGCGGCGAAAAAGGCGGAATTGAAGTCCGTGATTGGGAAAGCTCGTGCGGTGGCTTTGAGGATTACCATTACCGCTGCACCAAATGCGGACAAGACTGGTGGATAGAAGGACCGGACGCATGACCGACGCGCCGAAGAGGATTGGCCTTATTGGAAACGGTCTTGGCCAATGGGCGCTTGCGACGCAGGAAGAAGCGATGCTCGCCGTTCATTACATCATCGCCTCCGAACACGCCCACATCGTCGCCGAGAAGGATGCGAGGATCGCGGTGATGAGGAAGGCTTTGATGGCGTTCGAGCAGCACGAGGCCAGTCACTTCAGGGGGCCGGACGCCGAAAAGAACCGCCGCCAATCGTATCGCGGCGTAAAGCGCGCGGTTCGCGCAGCCCTGAAAGGAGACAGCGATGAGTGAGGCGGATCGGGACGCACAGAGAGAAGAGGGGACGTGGTGATGGCTGATCTTCGCAAGCTTCTGGCCGAGGCAACGCCGGGGCCGTGGCGCATTGTTCCCGACCAAGAGGGTGAACCGGCTCAGTGCATTACTGCTGGCGGTTTTGACATGGCGACAGCATGGGGCGAATACCTTCGGGCTGAAGCAGACGCCCGCCTGATCGCCCTCGCACCCCAACTCGCTGAGGCGCTGATCGAGGTGAGGGAGAGGCTGAGCCGACTCTCCCGTTGGCTGGATACCGACGCCGAAATTCTCGCCGATCTGAGCGACGCGGTGTTCGCCGATCATCACCATATCTGCGGCGAGATCGCTGCGACCCTCGCTAGCATAGACGCAATCATGGAGAGCCGGGACGATGGGTGAAGTAAGGCACATTGACGAAGCAAGGCCGCACGTCAGCGGGCCAGTTCTTTGTTTCCGCTGCGAACACGAATGGGTGGCGGTTAGACCTGTCGGGACGTTTCCAATGGAGTGCCCGAGTTGCGGGGCGATGATGGGGTATTCATGGTCAAACGTTCGTTTCGCGTTTCGCGACGTGCTCGGAGACGAGTGTTGCGAGCAAAAGGACAGCACCGGAACATGTTGTGCTCCCGCATGTATTTTCGGTAGCGCGATGAAATTGGCGACGCTAGTTCACCGACTTGGCATCATGGATGGCCGGGAAGATGACTGACGAGCGCATACCGACCGAGGTGCTGGACGAGGTGTGGGTGGGTTCACGCGCTCAGAGGGATCGTTTGCGTGCAAAATTAGGCGGGCGGTGCGCTTACTGCGGCTGCGTTCTCGACAAGATGCACGCTGACCATCTCGAACCCGTGATCCGCGTTCAGACTGACCCATGGGGGCGTCGTCTTCCTGTCTCTGAGCAACGGCAAATTCGCCCGGAAAGAAACGTATTCTCCAACATGATGCCGTCCTGCGGACCATGCAACATCCACAAAGGCGGGTACAGCCTTGAGGAGTGGCGTGAGATGCTAGGCAGGGCTTCGGAGATCATCGGGCGCAAGCAGTCGATATTCAAAACGGCGGTGCGTCTCGGCCTGATCAAAGTGAACGATGGCCCGGTGACGTTTTATTTCGAAATCCTCCGCGACGCAAGGGAGGTGAAGTGATGTTGCCAGATGAAACTGCATGGCTAATCGAGAGTGGTGCAGGAGAGTGGTGGGACGGGCGCACATCTGGAAGTGAGGCCACATTCACGCGCGACGCAAATGATGCCGTCAGATTCGCCAGATTTGAGGACGCCGAGCGCGTGAGATGCTGGGTTCTTGCGCCAATATCGCGACTCCTCCGCGCGACAGAGCACATGTGGGTGCCAACACGGGAGAAGAAGTGATGGCCGCGCACAAGCGGATATGGGCGTGGCCCGCCTTTGGCCCTGAGAGCGTCACCGGGTCATGGTCGGCCAACACCTATCACGATGAGCGGACCGTCGCATACATCCTCGCGGCCGAACACGACCGCATCGTGGCCGAGAAGGACGCGGAGATCGCGCGGCTACATGACAAGTTGTGTGTGGTGAAAATGGTGATTGAAACTCTTCTTGCCAGACTAGAAACCGCCCGCAACGATGCGCTGGATGCCGCCGCCATCAGCGCGCTGAAGGGAGGGGAAGAATGACTGACATACCCCAAAAACTAATAAATGAAATTCAAAACTACACTTGCTCGCCATGGTGGAACGGCGAGGCGTATGCAGATTTCAAGGGATACCCTGGGCGTATCCGAATGCTTGAAGGCGGTATTGGAGACTCCATTGACGACATTCACGACGTCATGAATTGGCTGCGGGAAGAAAAACTGTTTCGGCAAAGCGACAGGCTGCGAACGATAGCCGGGAGATTGGCCAGACTACAGGGGCCATATGTCTCGGATCAACCGCCAGTGCTTATCCGAGATATAGCGCGGGGGTGGAAGTGATGTATTGCCCCGGATGCCATAAGAAGCTGGATACCAGCCTTACGTCTTGCAACCGATGCGGGTGGCAGATTGTTTTGGGTCAGTGCATTCCGCGCGCCGAACACGATCGCATCGTGGCCGATAGGGATGCGGAAATCGAGAGGATGCGGCATGATCGTGACAACTGGCGCGGTCGGGCCGAGTTTGCCGAAGCGCAATTTGAGGCACTCGCGGAAATGGCACCCCCGCCGCAAAAGGGTCTCCTGCTGCGCCGCCTCAAGGAACTTGCCGCAAAGCGCGGGGGTGAAAGAAAGCCCTGACGCTTGATTCCACCAGATCAAGCCTAGAGGCTTGCGGCCATTTCACGGATCAGGCGCGCTATTTCGTGGCGCGTCAATTCCTTCTCCCACACAAGCTGACCCTGAGTATAGCACCGCAGCATCGTGCGGCCGTCAACCGTGGTGAATGTGGCCAGCTTCACGCGGCCCTCTCGATTGGATCAAGCGCGCGGATCACCAAGCCATCCGCCTTGTGAAACGTCAAAACCTGGAGCGCTCGCCTGCCGCCGAAACCCATGCTGGCCGCGTAGGCATCCGGCGGGCAGAAGGCGTGAAGGCTCTCCCACCGTAGCGGACCAATGTCCTTCGCGGCGTCGTGGTGTACATGCCCTGTCAACAGGTGCCGGTGGCGCGCATCGCTCCAGAACGTGCAAATGTCGCTGAGATACAGAGCCATCTGTTGCGGCCTGGCCTTGTCGCCGTGGTGCGCGAATATGGCGCACTTGCCCCACTGGAATTGAAACAGGTCGCGCGGGTCTTTCTCCACGACAACCCGAGGCTCGGCGCGGTAACGCTCGGCCAGAGCGAAGGTCAGGACCAGATGCGCGGTTTCGTCGTGGTTCCCCCGCAGCACCCGCACCGTCAGCCGAGAATGCTTGGCAAGCAACAGATCGACGGTTTCCGCGAGGATTTCGACAGCGGTTTCCAGCACCTTGAAGTGCCGCCCGTCCACGTCCAGCTTGTGTTTCGACTTCGGTGTTTCCGCGTCGTCATTGTCAGCATGGAGCGTGTCGCCGCCGAGGATCAACACCGCCTCGGCGCTGTCTGGCGTAATCGCAATGACCTTGGCGAATGCTTGGCGTATGTCCTGACATGCGAGTTTCAGGTCATAGCTTGCCCCGCCGGTCTCGCGGCCCCATGCGTGCATCCCAAGGTGCAGGTCCATCACCGGATAGACGCTGCACAGATCGTCCAGAACGCGATATGGAGGCGTGACAGGCTCGGCGGTTGCCATCCCCTCGAAAGCCGCGCGGATGCGCTCCAGCACGTCCTCCGCATTCGCCACGGGCTTTAGCAGGACGGAATAGCTTATCCCGTCCTCGCTATTTGTCTTGGCCCATGCGAGTTGCGGGACCAT